AGCACCGATAGAAGTCTGAGACATAACTTGTTGGAAAGAAATACTAGATACATTTGCTCCGGAAACAATGGTCCTTTTTGCAAATTCAAATACAGGGTTGTTCGGAGAGACTATAGATTTTGAGAGATTAATCTCAACTCCAAGTCCTTCCATAACTTCCAAATATTTATTTGCTAAAAGATCATTGAATATGACTATATCATCACCTAATACTTCATAACGTTCTTCTCACTTGGATACATTTCCTATTTGAGTTGAACAATATTGAAGAATTCAGTGATGTGTTATAGCCAAACCTGCCCATGAGGAAAGACCACCCATAGGTTGACCAACAGAATACTTGTACTCATTGTTTTGATCTTCGAGTAAATGTGGATATTTTTTACCCACACTTGCGGAAAACTTAAATGTACGATCAGCCATTAATGACTGTCATGCAGATGAGAAACCTTCTAACTTCAGCATACCTTCCAGAATTGATCCTGTTAAGGATCTAGGAAGTCTATCTGTAGCAGAAGATAAATCAAAACTATAAGCACAATTATAAAGTTTAGCTTTCTCTTTACTCCTCTCTACACTTTTATCCTGATCAAATGTTCCGTCATTTGGAATGACTTTTAGAACACTGAAAAGGTAATAGTGTAAAGGACGCAATACAGATTGGCTGATTGAATCGATAAGGGCGAAAACCCTTACTTTTCCAGCAGCTTCTTCTTTAATTGCGAATTGAGAGAGAGAATTTTCTTTCCAAGCAGACTTCTTAAAATTCAAATCTGAATAATTAAGTTGATCTACAATGGATTGAAGACCACTAATAAGTGAATTTCACCTTGCCAGATTGTGACCTTTTAAAACACCCAGATAATTCTGGATATTTTTATAGATCGCTTTTTGACTATCATTTCCTTCTGTTAAGAGATAATAATCTGTCAACAGACCTTGGTAACTCAGGGAGTTACTAGGAGATGATTTGTGAGATAAAACAAAAGTTCGTGGAGCTAATAATAACTTTAACTTTGAAAGGTTTAATCTACTAAAGAAAGAACCAGCCAAAGCATAAGTATTAAGGTCAAGAAGAACCTCTGATGAACCTTTAAAAGGATCATAGATACTGTTAATTTTAGTTTTACCTATAATTGACATGACTCTATAAGATCCGAATAAAGATAATCAGAATCTCATCAAACTAGAACTCCCTTGACGGATTAAGAGGCGGTCACTACGATTAATAATCGCAGGACATCCATTTATCAGTCTTGGGAGAGGTATGTTTGGTTCCAGGGTACGCAGAGAATTCAATCGATCTGATCCTAAGTATTTTTGAAGAGCAACCTGATTAGCTTTAAGTCACTTGACTGTAAAGACTGAACCATGGTTACGATTCATTTTAATAACAAAGGAGAAGAAAT